CTCAGTCGATCCCGCTGAGCTGATGTGGCTGTCACGGGGCTGAGAGAGGGTTGGACGCCCCTCTGGGCGTGGAGGCCGTGGCCTCCGCTGTCGTTCGTTGTTGTCTCCTTTGTTGTGAATGTGGGGCTGAGGGTAGCATGTTTGTGAACACTTGTGAACCCCTGTGAACAAAATAATTTAAGAAATCTGCAATTGCAGAAATCCGGAGCCCGAATCATTCGGACTCGTGCACCCTGAACAACCATGACCCAAGCTTTCTCTGCTGTACTTCAGCAGTCTGATCAGTGAGGCAGTTCAATAAGGTGTAGTAGTAGTCGCCTGCGAGCTCGCTCCATTCGATCGCGGTGATCGTCCAGATGTCGCCTGAGCGGTCAGTGAAGTAGTCGGTGCGGTTCCAGATTGATTCTTTGTTCACGGCTTGGTCTCTCCAATTGCTGTCAGTAGGTAAACGGCTGAGCTCTGGGATTTATTCCCGTCAGGTGAAAAAAAGTTTTGGGCTTATACTTTGGTCTAAGTTTTACGAAATTGCTTGACGGTTGGCTGAAGTGTTGATCTAGATCGGTGAAGCTAAGTCATTGATTTATAAGGATTAATTATCATGCCAAGTCAGGAAGTGACGCTGTAAGTCATTGATTCGTAAGGGGTTTTTTTAGGCTTATTCTAAGGCCCGTGGTCCTGTTTCACGGTGTCAACCTATGTAAAGACATGGCCACTGATGATTCACTGGCGTGACGGGCCTGTACGTGGCTCTCAGCGTTTGCCATCTGAAAACCTAAGTCATTGATTTCATTGGGGTTTTTGTATGTGTTTCACAGCCCAAACACTGTACGTATGATCAGTGATAATATATACAGTGCCGATGGAATTCTGCGATTGCAGAAATCGAACGCCCGAAACAACAGAGACCGAAACATGAAAGAAGAGAGACTCAAGGTAGTAGCAGGACAATCAGTGAAGGATGGACTGACAGCCAAGCAGGAGGCGTTCGCTCAGGAAGTGGCAAGCGGCAAGACACTGAGTGAGGCGTACAGGTCTGCGTACAGCACAGAGAACATGAAGGACAGCAGTGTCTGGACTGAGGCCAGTAAGTTAATGGATGTCCCCAAGGTTGCACAAAGGGTCAGTCATGTTCAGAGGGCCAGAGAGGAGAAATCACTGCTTGATCATGCTCGCTTGAAGAGACTGGTTCTGGAGCGGCTCCACGACGAGGCAACCAATGCACCCAGTGACAGCGCTCGAATCAGGGCACTGGAGCTACTAGGCAAAAGCATCGCCATGTTCACTGACAGAGTGGAACAGGATGAGGTGAGCCGGACGAGTGCTGACATCGAGAAGGAACTGGCCGACCGCTTGAGAGAACTGGCCTCTGGCTGACCCCACCGTGGGGGCACCCCCCGTGACAGGCAAGGGCCGTGCATGCATACATACATAGTGTTTTGCACAACCAATCACACCAATCTCATAATGGACAACATATGAGACATATAGCTCATATAAGCCCGTAATGGACAATATATGAGACATTTGATGCAAGGGTACCCCCTTAAAGAAAAAACCGCTCAGAACGGCTTAGAATCGCTCTCAGCGGCTTTCATTGAAGTGCCTAAGGAATCCTAGGCACCCGGTACTATTATTTTTTAATTTGAGACTGGAACTTCTCAATCTGCTCCATGGCATCCTTCACTGCTTTCTCCCATTGGAAGAGAGCCCACTCAGATGCTTGACGGATGTTCTTCACTGTAGTCTCAACGATTTCTTTGTAATCCATTGCATATCCTCCTTTGTGCAGTGCAACAATTAGATGTTAACACGCCGGAAAGTTATTTTACTTGAGACTTTCGATCCGCTTGATTTCTGCTTCTGCGTAGAACTTGATCTTCTTGGCATCCCTGAGCATGTCACTGTGCTCCACTTCACCGTAGCGGTAGCAGGCCCTGAAGATCTCCCCGATCTGTGCGTTCATGTTCTTTTCACTGATGAGGTCTTGGAGCTCTTCTGCCCCGGAAGGGAGTTCGTAATACTTGGCTGTTGAGCCATCTGATTTGATCACGTGTCACCTCGATGGTTCGCAAAGCTGTCAGTCTGCATAGTATTGCTATGCACTTGAGGCGTACACTCAAACCATTCATTGATGTCGTCCTTCATAGACTGGCATGTACTTGGGTCTTCCAGTGCCGCAGACAACCAAGCACCTATTTTAATGTCTGCTTCACGCTTACGATTCGTTTCATCTTTTGTGAAACGCAAATCGCCATCATTCACCGCCTCCACCGTCATGTGATACTTGTCGTGATCGCCACTCATAAACCTCTTCCTTACCTATGCTTCAATCCCACAGCGCTTCATAGTATTTGCCAAATAAACGGAACCCATTCGATATCCGCTTTTGCTCGGGCGCCGATTCTTCTGGGTTCTCAAACCGCATGAACACATCGTCCTTGTTTGCCTTGCAATCGAATGCGTAGATCATCTCGTCTAACACCCAGTCCCACCGTGCGAAGAAGTGGATGTCCGTAGAGCCGTCGTACTCATAGTTCCGCGTCTCTGTCTGGTTAGCACGTAATGACTCAGGCACATCCTCGTTGTCTACATGAGGTGCACCGTGCTTCGTATCCTTCAGTTGCTGAAGCATCGGCAGGATGATCGGCGCAAGGGTATGATCCATAGACCATGTATCCCACGGGTCGATTCGTACAGACACCTTTTGACTTGCCTCATTGGTGAGCGCGTTGATTGTGTGGTTGTACACCCAGTTCACACCCGCTTCTACCTTCTCCAAGAACCTCTCGTAGAGTGTGTATTCAAGGGGCCAACTGATACGCCCGTATCTCTTGTCCATGTACTTTGTAAAAACCACGCACCTAAATTGCTTTGGGTATCTACCTATTTTAACCTTCATCTCGCCTCTCCCATGTTTACGTGAGTGCTAAGAATCTGTATCGGGATCGAAGACAAAGCGCTCGTCAATCTCAAGCCAGATGGCATTGTCAATCTCTTGAACAATATGCCCTGTCTTCGGATCGTCTGTGTGCTTGTGTGCCCGAGCGAGTCCGTACTCAATGCCTCTCTCGATACACTCCTCAAGAATCTTTCTGATCTTCGCTTTCATTGTTCTCAATAATACTCGTCGGCAATGGGGTCTATCTTGTTTTCAGACGCTCTCAGCTTTAGTTCCAGCCTGATGGCCTTCTCTTCGAGCTCATAGCCTCTGGAAATCAAGCCATTTGAAAATGCGTACAGTGCTTTGATGTACGTCTTCTTGAGCTTACGCTTGATCTTTTCTGTCTTCACCGAATATCTCCACCTCAGAATTTGTTTCGATCCAAACCTTGGCGCCGCAGGACAGCGGCTTGTCCGGAGAATACACGACCGCTGAAGTGCCATGAATCAATGCACCGTAACACTTCTCGTTACCTTTTGAGGACTTCACTGTGAGCGGTGGCTTCTGGTCATCCGGATGCTTATTGTTGTGCCGGATAATGTGTTGGTTCACATGTATGCGTTTTTTCATTACATCTCCCTTGTACTGTAATGTACATGTACATAGTTATTTAATGTACTTGTTATTTACTGTTGTACTGTAATGTACATGGGCTAAGGGTATCAGAAATTTTTTGTCTCGGCAACTCAAATTGGATGGCAAAATTCTGCAATCGCAGAAATCCTGTGCTAACATGTAGTCAGCAACATAATCACCAAACCTCCTGTGGTTTGTCTCCCAAAGCTTGTTGCTTTAAGGGGTCCTTCGGGACCCCTAATTTTCTCTTAAGGAGCAATCATGTACCTGCATGTCCATTTTTCGAACGGCAAATCCCATTACAATTACGAGATCAACTCACAGAACCCGCCGAACGATGCGGTGATCGACGCAGTGAGTGGCCTGATCAAATGCGTGTACGGCCTTGAGTTGATGGCAATCGAAAACGAGATCGACCCAGAGCAAGAGCCCGGGCAAGAAGAAGTGCGTGAAACACTGTACGATACCGTGGACGAAATCGTTGAGCAGATGTTTGGGCATACAGACGAGGCTATTTCATGAGTGACGACAACATCGTAAACTTCCCCGGTGACATCACCTTCGTCAACCTTGATCCACAAGACATGGCCAAGAACGCGATGGAAGCATTTCACTGGCAGACACTGATCATGATCGGCAGGACTGGTGACAACGACTTCACAGTGTGCTCATCAACTGGAGACGCGGCAGACATTGTGTATTCCTTCGAGCTTGCGAAAAAACACATCATGGAAAACTCCACCGAGTGATTTAATTTGTGGATATCACAAATATCGAAGACCTTGGAGACCTTTCCGCGCTGATCCCAAAGATCAGCCAGCTCCCGCCAGATGAGCAAAGAGAGCTTCTGGACCTAGCAAATCAATTGTCGATTGTGCGTACACAAGAGAAGTCTCGTGTCGATTTTTTAGAATTTGTTAAACATGTCTGGCCTGCATTCATTGCTGGCAGGCACCACAAGATCATGGCCGATGCATTTGAGCGAGTGGCCAGAGGTGAGCTCAAACGACTGATTGTCAACATGCCACCCCGTCACACCAAGTCGGAGTTCGCGTCTTACCTGTTTCCGGCATGGTATCTCGGCCAGTACCCAGAAAAAAAGATTATTCAGACCGCACACACCGCAGAAC